GCGCCTGCCAGTTCGTACGCCTCTGGCGTTTCGGCTGAAACCCCGTAGGAGGGTGCATATGGCTGGCATGGGGCCACCGCCAAACCCAAATGCACGTAGACGAAACGCGCGACCGGACTGGCGTAAGTTGCCGGCGACGGGGCGCTCGGGCGACCCGCCGGAGTTTCCGTTGCCTCGTCCGTCTGTCGTGGTGCTGGCGTTGTGGCTTGATCTGTGGCGGACGCCGCAGTCAGTCGCGTGGGAGGCATTCGGTTGGACGCGGGTGGTTGCCCGGTACGCGAAGCTGCTGGTAAACGCGGAGAAGTCAAACGCGACGGCGGCGCTGCTTGCTGAGGTCCGTCAGCTCGAGGACCGACTGGGCCTGTCACCGATGGCGATGCGCAGGTTGCAGTGGGAGATCGCTGAGATCCCCGTCGACCAGGAGCAGGAGGCCGGCGATGTCACTGACCTTGACGCGTACCGCGCCCGCCTCGGCTGATCGCGAGATCCTCCCCGGCTACCACGTTGACGCGGAGACGGGGGCGTGGCTGTCGTTGCCGTGGCCTGTCGATGCGGTGTCGATCGGGTCGCAGGTCGTCGACTGGTGCGAGCGGTGGCTGACGAGTCACCGGGAGTCTGACCCGGAGACTGGTCGGCCGATGCCGTGGCGGTTCACGCAGTCGCAGTTGCGGTTCGTGCATCTGTGGTTCGCGTTGCGTGGCCCGGGCCCAAAGCCGTCGTGGCTGTTCCGGTCCGCCGTCAAACGGGGCGCGAAGGGCACTGGGAAGGATCCGTTGCTGGCGGTGATGGCGCTCGCGGAGTTGTGCGGGCCGACGTTGCCGGTGTGGCATAAGGGCCGGTGGGTGGGCACGCGTCACCGAATGCCGTTGGTGCAGATCGCGGCGAACTCGGAGGCACAGGCGAAGGACCCGCTACGGATCGCGAACGCGATGGTCAACGTCGACATGGCCGCCGAGTTCGGGTTCGACAAGGGCATCTTGCGTACGCAGATCGACGGCGGCGGCATGATCGAGCTGTTGACGAATTCGGAAGCGTCGGCTGAGGGTGATCCGGCGACCGCGGTGTTCTTCAACGAGTCGCATCACATGACGCACACGTCGGGCGGGCAGCGACTCGCCGGCGTCGGGCGACGCAACGTCGGCAAGAGCCCGGGCGGGCTCGCTCGCGCATGCGAGTTCACGAACGCGCACATGCCAGGTGAGGGCTCGGTTGCTGAGGACAGCTATGAGGCGTGGCAGGCTCAGGTCGGCGGGAAAACGCGCCGCCGAGACATCTTGTACGACAGCCGAGAGGCGCCGCCGCACCTGTCGCTCCTCGACGAGGACCAGTTGATGGAGGGCCTCCGCGCCGCATACGCCGATGCGCCGTGGGTTGACCTCGAGCGGATTCGTGACGAGGCGCAGGACCCGCGTGTCCCGCTGGCCGACAGCATCCGCTTCTACTTCTCCAGCCTGCCGACGTCTGAGGACGCGTGGATCGATCCGCGCAAATTCGACGCCAAGCGCACGGAGGTCGTGATCGAGGACGGCGAGGCAGTCGCGTTGTTCGTAGACTGCTCGAAGTCGTCGGACGCAACCGTGTTCGACGGCTGCCGCATCAGCGACGGACACTCGTTCGGCATCCAGGGGTGGCAGCGCCCGCACGGCGACCGCGGCAAGGGCTGGCTGGCCCCACGACACGAGGTTGACGCCGCGGTTCGTGCGGCGTTCGAGCGTTGGGACGTGCAGTGGTTCGGCGTTGACCCGTCGCCGGCGCGCGACGATGAGGACGAGGCGCTGTATTGGGCCGAGCTTGTCGACGAGTGGCACCGCGACTTCCGCGACACCGTGCTCGTGTGGGCGACCCCGGGGGCGAAGGGTTCCGCGGTGGCGTTCGATATGCGCCAGTCGATCCCTGGCGGCAAGGATCGCCTGAGGATGATCACCGAGGAGTGCGAGTTGACGCAGGCGGCGATCGACGGTTGCGGCGAATGTCCGGCGTGTCGTGCCGGCCGCGAGTGCGCCACGACGTCGGCGTTGACGTGGGACGGCGACGCGATGTTTCGTCAGCACGTCCACAACGCGCGGCGTCGCCCGAACATGTTTGGGGTGTCGATCGGCAAGCAGTCGCGGTCAAGTTCAAAACTGATTGATCACGCCTTCGGGATGGTCGGCGCACGGCTGGGCCGCAGGTTGGTGCTGAACTCGGGCAAGGTCCGCAAGAAGCGTTCCGGCCGCGCCATGTTCGTCTAGTAGCGAGGGAGGTGAGCGGATGCCATTGTCAGCGGAGCGGGCGGTCGAGCAGACGCAGATCCTCAAGGCGTTTCATGACACGGAGCGCGAGAAGCTGGATGAGGTGCGCCGGTACTGGAAGGGCCGTCAGGGCCTCCCAGGCGTGATCCCTTCGACCGCGCCGGTTGAGGTGCGGACGATGGCGCGGCTCGCCCGCGTGAACGTGTGCTCGATCGTGGTTGACACCTTGGCGCAATCCACGTTCGTTGACGGGTTCCGGTCCAAGCGTGACGCGAACGACCTCGCGGTTTGGGATATCTGGCAGGCGAACCGGATGGATGCCCGTCAGGGCGGCATTCATCGCGCGACGTACGCGTACGGCGCGTCGTACGCCGTCGTGCTGCCGGGCGACCGCGCACCCGTGATCCGAGGCGCGTCGCCGCGCAACATGACGGTGATGTACGGGGAGGACATGGATTGGCCGCTGTGGGGGCTCGAGCGGCTGGGCCGCGGACTGTGGCGCTTGTACGACGACGAGGCGACGTACTACCTCTCCGATGGCGGGATGTCCGGCCGTTTCGAGTGGGTTGAGACCCGTGAGCACAACCTGGGTGTCACCCCGATCGTGCGCTACCTCGACGAGGACGACCTGGACGCCGACGATGATGTCGAGCCGTTCCGGCAGGGGCACCGCAACGACATCATGCCGATGCGTGGGCAGGTCGCGCCGCTCGTCCCGTTGCAGGATCAGATCGATCTCACGACGTTCGGGTTGCTGGTTGCGCAGCATTACGCGGCGTTCCGGCAGCGGTACATCCTCGGGTGGGTCGCGGAGAGCGAGAAGGAGCTGCTGAAGGCGTCGGCCTCCCATGTTTGGACGTTCGATGCTGACGCGAGCGAAATGAAGATCGGCGAGTTCGAGCAGACGAACCTTGACGGCTACATCGCGTCCCGGGAAGCGTCGCTGCGTCACGCGGCGTCGCTGTCTCAAACCCCGGTGCATGAGTTGATCGGCGAGCTCGTGAACCTGAGCGCGGAAGCTCTCGCGGCCGCGGAGAAGGGGCATGAGCGCAAGGTTGACGAGCGCAAGACGCTGCTCGGGGAGGCGCACGAGCAGACCTTGCGCCTCGCGGCTCGGATCGCTGGCGTCGATGTGCCGGATGATGCGCAGGTGGTGTGGCGTGACACGTCCGCGCGCGCGTTCGGTGCGACGATCGACGGGCTCGGGAAGCTCGCGCAGATGCTGGGGATCCCGCCGCAGGAGTTGTGGGAGCGGGTGCCTGGCGCGACGCATCAGGACGTGGAGCGGTGGCGGGCGGCGGCGGAGCGCGGCGACCCGTTTGACGATCTCACGCGTCTGCTGGATCGTCAAGGGACGCCGCCGAAGGATCCGGCGCTCAATGGCGCGAACTGACGCCGGCGCCGAGCTGACCGATCAGCATCGGCAGGCGCAGGCGCAGGTGAGTCGCCTCGCGCTACGCGACTTCTTGATGTTGTGGCCGTTGTGGCGGGTGGAGGATCAGGCGAAGCAGCAGGATGAGGACGGGTCGTTCAAGGCGCTGGTCGCCGCGACGCTCATCGTGATTCGCGCGCATCACCGGGTGTCATCGCAGGTCGCTGCCGCGTACTTCGATGCGTTCAGGCGCGCGGAGCGGGTTGACGGGGTGTTTTCCCCGCGCCTTGCGTCACCCGTGAACGAGGATCGTGTTACGGCGTCGTTGTACGTGACGGGGCGCGTGATGACGCGCCGGGCGCTGCTGGCGGGCAAGCCGCCCGCGGAGGCGCACAAGACAGCGTTCGTCAGGATGTCGGGTGCGGTGACGCGGCATGTGTTGCAGGGTGGCCGTGACACGATCGTGTTGTCGACGGGTGAGGATCCGAAGGCGTTGCGGTGGGCGCGCGTGACGAATGGGTCGCCGTGCGCGTTCTGTGCGATGGTCGCGAGCCGCGGCGCCGTGTTCCTCGGCCATGACACCGCGGAGTTCGAGCCGCATGACGGCTGCAATTGCACCGCTGAGCCGCACTATGAGGGTGCGGGGTTGCCGGTCGATTCGCGGCGTTGGCGTGATTTGTACAACCGTGCGCAGCGCGAGGCGCGCGCCAGTAACGAGTTTGAGCGCGGGACGAGTAACGACGCGCTGAACGCGTTTCGCCGGGCGCTCGCCGCCCGCTGACCTTCGACACCACGCGGTGTCGCTGAACCAACCACCCGACACGGGAGGAACCCACTGATGGACGAGTCCGACACGGACACGCAGCAAAACCAGGCCGACCAGGTGACCGACACGGACGCCACCGAAGCCCAGCAGGAACCGGACCACAAGGCGGAGGCCGAGAAATGGAAGGCACTCGCCCGAAAGCACGAGTCGCAAGCGAAAGCCAACGCGACCGCCGCGCAAGAGCTCGCGAAGATCAAGGACGCCGACAAGACGGAAGCGCAGAAGGCAGCCGACAAGGCAGCCGCAGCTGAGCAGCGCGCGACCGCGGCGGAGCGAGCCTCGATGCAGATGGATGTCGCGCTCGACAAGGCCCCGGAGGGCATGTCGATCGCGCAGGTCCGAAAGCTCGCGAAGCGTTTGGCGGGCTCAACCCGCGAGGAGCTTGAGGCGGACGCCGCCGAGCTGTTCGCGGATTTCACCCCGGTCGCGCCGGACGAGAAGCGTCGTCCCCGTGAGCGTCTGCGGACGGGCGCGACGGGCGACACGGACCCCGACGAGAACGACCCGAAGAAGCTGGCTGCGCAAGTCTCGCGCCGCTGGTAGCACTCGCACGACCCGCCGCCACGGTGGTCGACGCGATCAACCACTGAATAAGGAGGATCACCGTGGCTCAGACATTCCTGAAGGCGGAGAAGATCATCTCGCAGGGCCTCGGCCTGCTGCAGCGCGAGCTCGTCCTGGCCGGCATGGTCGGCCGTTACACCGAAGCGGACTTTCGTGGCGCGAAGAACGACACGATCACGATCCGCATCCCGTCGCTGCTGAAGGGCCGCGAGTACGAGTGGCGGACCCGCACCGCACCGATCGAGATCGACGAGCTGAACGAGTACAGCGTCCCCGTGACGCTCGACAAGCACGTCTACAACGCGGTGCAGATCACCGACGAGGAACTGACGCTCGACATCATGTCGTGGGGTGAGCAGGTCGCTCGCCCGCAGATCCGCGCGGTCGCCGAGGTGCTCGAGGGCTACATCGCGACGGCGATGGAGAACGCGAACTACCGTCACGAGGTCGACTTCGTCGAGGATGACCCGGAGGTCGTGCCGGACAGTCGCGCGTTTTACCGGGCGGCCGTGAAGGCCCGCCAGTACCTCAACATGGAGAACGTGCCGGCGAGCGGCCGTGTGATCGTGCTCGGCGCGAACGCGGAGGCGGCGGCCTTGAACTCGGGGCACATCGTCAAGGCGAACGAGTCGGACAGTGACTCGGCGCTGCGGGAGGCGATCATCGGCCGTATCGCGGGGTTCACGGTGATCGGGAACATCAACAGCGTGGACCCGGATTTCGCGGTCGCGATGCATCCGACTGCGTTCGCGCTGGCGAATGTCGCTCCGGTCGTGCCGGATGGCGCGTCGGCTGGCGCCCGGATGGTGTTCGATTCGCTGGCGATGCGGTGGATCCGTGACTACGACTCGGATTACCTGCGTGACCGGTCGGTGTACTCGGCGTTCGCGGGTGCCGCGTCGATCGAGGATGGCCGGGACTTGACGTCCGATGTGGACGCCGGGTTCGGCGAGTTGACGAACGAGAATGTGCGTGCGGTGAGGATCAACTTCA